AACCTTTATTGTATTAAACAGGTTTTCCATACCTGAGTTTGTGTACGTAGAGTAGTCAATATTAAACGAACCTGGTTCGAATGCTATGTCTGTAAATTTAGATAAAGCACTGTACTCTCCGTCTAAATACTTGTACCTGTAAGAAAAAGACAAAAACTTATCTATTATGTAGTTCTCCTCTCCAGCTACATTAAACAATTGAATATTAGGAGCCCCAGTCGGAGGAGCTACTATAACATTTATATCATCCTCTGTTATTTGATCAGTAGGATTTGGTAAAGGGTATGATCTTTTTACGTTTATTTTTCTAGGAGGATTTAAGTTGTCCGTCCAGAATAACAAATCGTCAATTAAATTAACTCCGTTTATTCTATATTTTTTATCAAAATTTAAAACATTAACAGACTTAACATGGTACTTAAGTGTTTGTGTTCCAACGTTATACGATACAATCATATCAAGAGCAGTTGGATCGGCAATAAACCAATATACAGTCTCGTTGGCACCGTCTTCAAGAGCTCCTATGCATTCTGCATTACTTGTAAGTCCAGGGATAAAAGTTAACTTGGTGTTACCTAAAGCATTCTCAATAGCTCCTATGCTACTTAGCTCTGTTGATCCTATTCTTATATTTAAAGCGTCGATGTATTCACCATCTGGTAAAAGTCTCTCGTCAAAGGACTTGTTCATTTTACCAGAGATAAAAGTTACGGTTTCATTTATACCTATATTTGCCATCTATTTTAACCACTTGTTTTGACCTCTTAGGTTCATTAATAATCTTCCTGGATGCATGTTGCTTATTCTTATCTTAGCGTTTCTTAAAAGGGCTGTTTTGTCTTTCTTAGCTCTGTTTACAACATACTCGTTTATTCCTGTCTTATTATTTAAAAGCGCATACTTAATGTACGCATATATGTATTCTTCAAAAAGCTTGTTCACACTCACTTTAGAGTCATCCCCTCCTTCCATACCGTCTGATATGTATTCTAAAATACAAATTTCATTAGCCATGTCTGAGCTAAAATTTATAACACCGTTAGCCTTGTCTATGTTATATGTAGGGTTAGCGTTTGCAGTCTCTGTATTCAGTCCAAACCTAGCTCCAACCTTGTAATCAAAAACCCAGTTACCGTCAATATTCCATCCATACTTACCGTAGAAAGGACCTCCACCTAGGTAGATTGTTTTGTTTTGCTTTGTAAGCCTATCGTAATCAAGCAGAGAAGTTCCTTCAAGGATGTCTCCGTTCTGATCAAATAAAACATTACAGTTGTTGTCCTGAAGATAACTGTTACTAGACATCACCTGTATATTCTCAGATAGAGGTCTTAGCACACCATTGCTGTAAACAGAAATTCTAGCATAGTTCACATAGTCTGGAGGTAAAATAAATTTCAAGTCATCACAGACGCTCATTTCAAGGACTTTAATTTCCTTCATTGCGTCGTAGTTAATTTCTTGAATACCTCTTTTTGCGTGAAATAAAACGTTGTATTTGCTTACGTTATTTATAAGTTTGTCATTACCAACATACATCAAAATAAAGTTATTGACTATGTCTCCTAACAAAGTGTACTGGTAACTACCCCAGTTTTGATTTTGAGGTGCTACGCCAGAATTTTCGTAGTACTGATATCCGTTTAAATATGCCATATATTATCCTTGTACTTGTTGGTTTTTAGTTTCTTCAGAGTTACCGAAAGAGTTAACATCGGCCTCTCTTATAGATAATCCTGCGAACTGTAATATTTTATCTACTAATAACGGCTCGTCAGTTAATGGAAGCTCAAAATCTTGGTAGTCAGAAGCTGATTGATCAAATAATGGTTCTCCTCCAACAATATTTGTGTAAGTCCATTTAGGGTCTTTAGGGTATCTTATGTACTGTAAAGAGACACCAGAACTTATAGTTGTTGGGTATACTGTAGCTAAGCTATCGTTTAAAACATAGGCAGGATATAATAAACTAGGAGCTGTAAGGTTTGATGAATTAAGATATAGAATCTTATCAGCAGTAACCTTGTCAATCTCTTTATTGTTATATCTTAAGCTGTTTATAAAATAACATTCTGTTGGAATTGTAAAATTCGATGTAGTTGGAACATTAACCAATCCTCCTATTACAGATAATCCTTCTATAACACTTTCAATATTTTTTACAATGTCAGCAAGTCCAGATCCTGATTGTCTAGCGTTTTGCTTAATTATCCATAAATTATACTGGTAAAAGTAGTCTTCAAAAATAGAAAGCTGTGCCTGCTTAGCGAATAAGTTAAAATCCTCTGGCGTAATGTAACCAAAATTATTTTTGTTAGCAGCCGACATTACAGTAGCTCTTACTGAATTAATCATATTAAAAAGTTTTTACAAAGATACTAAAAAAAAAGCACCCTAAAATAGAGTGCTTCTTGTAGTAATGTATAAAATCTTACAGCTTGTTCTCCAGTAATCTTAAAACCTCGATTCCTTCGTCTGACTGTAGGAATGATGTTAAAATAAATAATGGATCCTCACCGAAAGGAACTGTCAATAGTTTTTTCTTATTCTGAGCTAAGTTATAATAGATATCTCTATTGTTATTTCTAAGCGTTAATAAGTTTTGATCTAAAAATTTAGCAGCAGTATTTTGCAACTCTAACATCGGATCGTTTAATACCTCTAAGAACTCCTGAGGACTTCTTTTAGCGTAAATTAAAACATCTCTCTTAAGCTCTGCTGTAGACATAGTGTCAATTTTAGAACCTAATAAAACACGAGCAACAGTCTCTAATTTTTCAACCGTTAAATCTCTTGCTGATAATTGAGCGTCTAACTCATAGTTTAATTTTTCAATTTCAGTAGAAGCATCTCTTTCTGTGTTTACTTCTTCAAATATTGTTCCGTTCCCGGGATGGTAACTTAAGAACTCTTGTAATACAGGATTGTTTCTTGGAACACTTAATGCTCCATCAACAAATACAATAGGCTCTAAAATTAGATTACCATCTTGCATGTCTTCAAAAGGACTTTTTTGATTTTTAGCGTATCTTAACGCTCTGTTTGTTTGTTTTGCTTCATCAAAATAAAATAGGTTTGATCTGTTTGTATTTTTAGATGGTAGCATGTAGCTCAAGGGTTTGAACTTTCTTTTTAAGACATAGATTCTGTCTTCTGAAACTTTTACTGAGTTTTTCATTTAATGTGATTTAATTTATTTAACTTAAAAAATAACTTAGGGTGACGACTTGCCACCCTAAGTATTTTATTTAATCCTAGTTTTCGAACAACACGAAGTTGTTAGCACCTAAAGTACATAAAGCTCTTTCTGATAAGAAATGAACTTCCATTGCATCTAAGCTTGAAGTAGAAGCTCCTCCAGCAGATCCAGTGATCCACGTTTTGTAACGTCTGTCTTCAGTTTCAGAAGCACGGTATCTTACGTGTAAGAATGGTCTCTTAGCGTTTTTACCTAATACTTGGTCGTAAACAGTTGTAGAACCAGCAGGAACTAAAACTCCATTTACAGCACCACCTACAACACCACCACGAGTAGTAGCATCGTTTAAGTATTTCCAGTCAGTTTTGTAGAAGTCGTAACCTCTTCTGAATCCTGTAAATCCTAAGTTTAACGCCATATCTTTATCATTGTCGAATAAACCGTATGAAGTACCACCAGCTCCGTAAGAGTTTTGAGCAGCTAACATATCGTCCATGTCGAATGAGAATTGACGGTTAACAAATAATGCATTCTCTTGAATAGCACCTTGCTTGTCTAATCTTTGGATAATTGAATCGAAATCAGCTAAAGTAGTTGGGTTACCACCAGCATAAACGTTACCTCTTTGTCCTACAACATAGAATAAACCTTCAGATCCTTTGTTACCAACGTAACCTGATGTAGCAGCAGCTCCTGAGTTAGCCTCAGCTGGAACAGCTTCAATCATAGACATTTCTAAGTAGTCTTCGAAACGTAAACGAGTTTCGTGCTCAGCTTTGATGTACCATAAGTAACCTGTTGCTCCATTTTCAGTTGTAACTTCAACCCATCCAATTTGTGCCATTTCAGAACCTGAAACTGCGTATTTATCTTTGATGATAATTGGAGAGTTCTCGAAGATGAAGTCTGATGGCTCAACTGATTCTACCATTCCTTCAGTTCCTTTTTTGAACTCAGAACCGTAAACGAAAGATGTGAATACTTTACCAGCACCTGCAACACCAATACCACCTGCTTCGTAGAAAGCAACTGTAAAAGTAGCAGCAGCGTAATTTACAGCAGTAATAATTGCTTTGTTAGAAACTGTAGAAGCGTTATCAGAAACAAATACGGTTTGACCGATTCTGAATGCGATTTGTCCACTACTTGCAGTAGTAGCTCCCGGTACTAAAGTATCGTTAACTGTAAACGTAGCCGTGTCATCACCTAAAGCAGCTGTAGTTGTACAGTTGATGTATTTAGTATGTAAACGTCCTTGTTCTGCCCATTTGATAAGGTCAGAGTTAGATGGCATTTCAGCTCCAACTGCTCTTAAGAAAGAAGCGATTGTTCTGTTACCATATCTTTCAAATTCTTTTTCATATGTATCAGGTAAGTACTGATTTAAGAAATCGAAATTTGTAATGTAATTTGATGCAAGAGTTTTTTTCTCTGTACTTGGTTGCAGGTTAAACCCTGGAACCGATTGTAAGCTACCAGCCATTTTGAATTGTTTTTAGTTTCTAATTGTTTTTTAAACTTCTAATTTTAAGTCCTGAAGAACTCTCTGAGCTTACTGCTTTAATTTGAAAATCATTGTTCGTATATGACTGAGGAGAATTTCTCGTCTGCATATCAATGTTCTTCATCTTCATGTCTGAACCTTTTAGAGCATCTGACTTTCCTTGTTCATAGAAAAATTTAGCCATCTTCTCTGGGTTCATAGCAGCAGAAAGAGATCTATGCCATCCAGCAGCGTCTTTAATCAAACCATCCTCACCGATAAACTTTAAAACAAAGTTGTCAAGGTTTGACTGGGCTGATTTTAATTCATTCGCATCTCCAGGCGAGAACGTAATCGATTTATCGCCAACGTTGAACTCAAAACCTTTGAACTCATTGCCGAAAACTTCCTCCGTTTTCTGTTGAAAATACTGAGATTTTCTTTGACTTTCCTGCTGAGAAGTCTGTGCCTCTTGGACGTATTTCTTGTAAGCCTCGTAGCTTTCTTTTTCTTCATCAGAAACTAAACCTCCCCTTGACTCAAGAGGTGTTCTGTATTGTTCCTTTAAAGAATCTAAATGCTTCTTAGCTTTAGCAAGCTCTTTTTTCTTAGCCATTTCCTTCTTCTTGATATCTCTTTCGTCATCAAGATCTTCGTCATAACCAAACTTATCCTCAATCATATACTTGATATCATCCTCGTCTAAGTCTTCTTCGGTTTGAGCGTAGTACTCTGCTAATATTGATTCTGGATCTGATTCATCGTATCCTTTATTTAACTTAATAAAGTCATCGATTCCTCTTCCAGTTTCTTTTTTATACTTCAAGAATGCTGAAACATCCTCTGGTAAATCTTCACTAGTTGTTCTTTGTTCGAACAAATCCTCTAATGAGTTTACGTCTTTATTGTACCTATTCTTAATATATGAAAGAACGTCTTCGTCTTTTAATTCTAATGATTGAGCTTCATTAACAGGAGTATCGTCCTTGGTCTCATCTTCATTATCACGAACCGTTTGTTGGTTCATTTTTTCTTCGTGCTTCTGTAGCAATTCATTTTCAACCTCTTGAACTGATTTTTGTTCAGCTACACCAAGGTCTTTTACAATAAAATTTTCCATTTGATTTAATTTTTGCAAAGTTATTAATAAAATTTATACGGTTTTTAAGCGTTATCTAGGCTCAAACTCAGCTAAATCAAATGCATCAAGCGAATCCTCATTGCTCTCAAAATTAACTGGAGGTAGGTTATTCTTTCTTTGCTCTATCAATTTAGACTGCTGCGTATTTTGTATGCTTATTCTTTTATCCTTAGCCGCTTCCTTCTTGTCCTCCTTAGACATCTGAAGCTCAGTGTCTATTCCTCTTAACTGCATATTTAATTGGAACTCCTTGTCCATTAATTGAGTCTTAAGCTCGGCTTCGTTTTTAAGCTTCTCTATCTCGAAAGCTATTTCAGCTTGCTTGATTTGTATCTTAGACTGAGTCTCCGCTTGAATCTTCTGCATAGCTGTCTGAGCTGCCATCTGTTGAGACTGCATGTTTATCTCTGACTGCTGTTGAGCTTGCATCATTTGGTTCTTCTGGTCGTTCTCTTGCTTCTTCTTTCTCTTAAGTTTTAAGATTTGATTAGCAAGCTTAAGGTTTCTTACCTCACGAATATCGATAGCGTCCTCAAGGTTTATATCTCCCTTAGACAATGCCATTTGAATATTAGCCTCCAACTGCGCCTTCTCTTCAACATCCGGTGTAACCTCTATAAATATACCAAAGTCATAAATATATAGGTCCTTAATTTCATCAAGTATACCTACATTATATTTACCTATTTGTAAAATAAACTCATCCTTAAAATCTGAGTACTCAAGAATATCAGCTACCCTGTAAGAAACAGCCTCTGCTAAAGATCTTGTTATATGTAAACTTCCTTCTAGTATGTGTCTTGTAGCTGTGTTTGAATTAGCTGACGCTAACTTCTGAAGGCCTACTAAGCTATTAGGATCTGGCATAGAACCATCTCTAGCTTCGTTTAATCCTGTTACATCTCTAAGCATGCTTAGGTAATGATTGTAACCTCCGATTAAACTATTTATTTTAGCCTGACCGCTGTTTGTGTTTAATTCTTGAATAGGAACCCTTGCATTATTAAACTCACCGTCACCAGTATAACTACGTCCGATAACAGAACCCGTTTGAAAGTAAAGTCTTAACGCGTCCTCTGGATTGTAAGCCGCTCCCGTACCTAAGTCTACCTCATTAATACCATCTGCATCAATAAATACCCCATCAGGAACAACCCTTTGAATTACTTGTTGTAGTTTTAAGTGAGTCATCTGAATTAAATCAGCAAAAGGAATCATTCTTCTTACTAAAGATTCAACCTTTCCTTTGTATAATTTAGGAGCAACAGCAATATAGTTAGGTATAGCATACTGAGAAGCTGATTTAGGTCTAACCATATTCTTAGAAAGCTTCCACTTTAAAAGTATATTAGTACCCATAACCATAACACCGTCATACCATACGTCAATAGTTTTTTCAACCTTCTCAAAGTTTCTATCCTTCATCATATCCTCTGTAGGATTGAAGGTGTCGTCTTTCTCTATTAAGGTTTCTGTTCCGTCTTCTTTTATTTTTTTCTTGTATACAATCTTCTTTGTAGACTTGTAGTTGAAGTACATTAATGTAGCTGTGTCTTGATAAAACAAGCTATTGGCATACATCTGAGCTGAGTTGTAGTAATCAAACCAAGCTTTACTATACTTAGATATTTCCTCTAAGTCAGCGTTTGTAAGCGTAGGGTCTATTTTAGGTAACTCAGTAATAGGTACTGTTTTAATTTCTCCCCAGTAGAAGCAGTCTCTAAATTTAGGATCCTCAGTGTAAGAGTAAACAACATTAGCTGGATCCACGTAATCTAATTTAACACCAGCTCCTGGAAGGAATTGATGCTTAGCCATACCTATACCTAGAGTAACAATATCGTAGTCTACCTGTTTTTTTATGTCGTAGTATCTATTTTGCTCTAGGATAGTATTTATAGCTTCTTCCTCAGCGATCTCAATGGCAGGCTTGTAATTCATTTGCATGAATAACGAAAGCTCCTCTGATGTCTCTGGTAAATCATCTGGTTTTGTTTCGAAGGCATCAATACCAAAGTCGTTCTTAACTTGAAGTAACAACTCTTTTGACACCATGTCAGCTTGTACTGACTCTTGGAATTTAGATCTGTTCTCTGTAGACATTGCGTCCTGAGCGAAAGCTTTAATAGTAAAAAGCCTGTCGTTCATACCGTTCACAACTATATCTAAAAACTTAGGTATAATAGGAACAGGAGTCCAGTCTATATTAAGATGAGAAAGATCCCCATCTATTGATAGCTCGTTTTTATACTTTTGAATAGATTGCTCTCCTCTTGCGTATAGTCTTAATCTATGGTAATCTGACCATTGATTATAGAAACGACAAGAACGTCCGTCTTTTCTAAACCACTCGTATTGAATGCTTTGGCCAATTTTTAATCCGTATTCGTAAGACTCTTTTTCTTTGTCTGTTGCGAACTGATTAGGAAAACCTATTTGATTAATTGATATTTGTACGTCTTTCATCTACTTTTCTAATTCACTATAAAAACCTGTGTTTTTGTATCTTGCAAAGTTAATACTTATTTTTGATTCTTTTTTAACTGGAGTATACAAGTGTTTTTGTGTAGCCATAATCGCTAAACCTGAGCTAATGGCGGCATCAAACTTTGTTCTATTGTTTATATCAAACTTAGCCCAATCCTCAAGTGTTCTAGTAAAATACATTGAACCCATTTCATCAGGGTCTCTATACGTAGCTTCAAGATCTAGTCCAACGTGTTTTTCTATGTATGTCTCAATAGAAGACGCGTGAGCTTGTTTTATATCCTCAGACGAGTTAGGCATCCCTCCAAGTTCTCTTTCTGTCTTAGATAGCTTAGAATAGTGTTTATCCGGTCTGTTCATTGAATACTGTCTGAATCCGTTATTCTTTATGTGGTAAAGAAGCCTTTGCTTATTGTTCTCAACAAGAACAGGCATTCCGTAAAATATGCAAGCCATAAGAACGTCGTCAAAGAATATCTCAGCTGTTTGCGGCCTTGATATATACTCCAAAAAGAATTGATTTGTAGGAGCTTCCTCCATGTGAAACTTAGTAATTCCGTGAAGAGATCCGTTAGACCCTCTTCCGTCAACCGTTCCTGATATATCGTAAGGGTCACATCCAAAAGCCCCTAGGTGTTCGTTGCCAGGGAATTTAACCCCGTTACGAATTTCTACCCTGTTTTGCAGGTGCTTAGGAGGTATCCAACTAACCAAGAACCTACCTCTAGGGTCTGGAGTCCAAACAACTTTGCCGTTCTTAACACCGTCCATCCAGTGGAAAGAACCTTTAGTAAGTACCCTTTCTTTTATTAACGAGTCATTGTAGTCTATCTGCTGGTAAATCTTTGTAAGGTTGAATAAAGATGATTTACTCTCATCCCTAAACGCGTGAGACTCTGTTCTTGGGAACTGTCTATAGAACTCGTTTAATGAGTCTGGATGATTTTTTAACGAGTCAACCTCATTATTCCAGAAGTCTATAGCGCCTATCTTTATCATGGCTCCGTCTATACCTAAAATTGGTTTTTCTGGAGTTTCAAAAACAGGCATGCCGTATCTATCTATATATCCCTCAAAGTTCCACTCCATAGGTATAAATAAATTATAAAGCCCAGATCTTGTTTGTCCGTTTGAGTTTCTAGTAGAAACACTAGAGTCTTCGTAAAGAGATTTAAAGTTACCTCCTCCTTTTTCTAATGCATTAGACGTTGAGCCCATCATGCACTTACCAATAATCTTAGACCCTAAGCGCAAGCATGTTTTTGTAACACGCCAGTTATTTAGAATATTATCAGGCTTTGTCCATTTACCTGACTCATCATGAATAAGAAGCTTCAGCTTCTCCCCATCGTACGAGTTGTCACCGGTATTCTTCCAGTCAATAGAGGTATCAAGACCTTCAATGTCGTCTTGATTCTCGTCGTACATATTCTTCTTCGTGATCTTAGACGCAGGCATCCTATAAGCAAGCTCGGTCTTAGGTTTGTCCATACCGTCCTGAATAGGCTTGAAGAAGAAGGGGTAGTTGCTTGAAATAGGAACCACCTTATCTGTAAACATAGTCTTGGCATCACTACCTGTTTTTGACAGAATACCTATCCTTGCGTTCTTTGTAATCGAACCTGTATTTACACCCTCTGAGGATCCCATAAAAGAAAACCCAGAACGTCTAATTTTTAGGTATATCATACCAAAACATCTAGGATCTGCCTTGCAAGCCTCCCAGAATATCCAAAATATTCTATTAGCCTCACGGTAATCTGGTAAACCTACGTCAATCTTTGTCCACTGAAGGTACATGTAGTTTGACCCCGTGATGTACGTAGGAACCCCATTGTTCATAAACCAGAATCCGGCCTCTCTTCTATCAAACTCGGCCTCTATGTAGTCGACCCAGTTTGATTTAAAGTCCTTAGGCATTGTGTGCCACTGGAATATACTCTTAATTCTTTGTAATTCCTTTGGGTATTCAAAAGGCTCCCAGTATTGTTGGTCCTGCTTTTTATCTCTTTTATGAACTAAATCAGGGACAGCTGGAAGTCCTATGCATAAACCGTTTACGTTATACACTTCCCCTAGCGTCCCGTCTTTTGATATTATAACAATGTTATACTTCTCATCGTAACCATATACCCAAGATTTTTTGTTGTTTCTATTTTTAACAACGTTCTTGTCTATATGGTCTGTTACTACGGAGTATAATTTACTTTGATCTTCGTTCTGCAAATCCGCCTTTTTCTTCATTCTTTGAACTTGGTTTGTGGTCGCCAGTTAACAATTCTTTTTCCTGCTCTATTCTGGACAGTATTGTGAAAGCATCTTCCACTGCTAATCTTTTTGTTGAGGCAGCATTTTTTAATTTATCAGATGAAAGATCATTGTCCTCTCCTCTTATTATTGTATCTTCTGCTATTTTTATAAGTTCTTCAACGGCTTTATATCCAGCATCTATTATTTTATACTTTAATTCTTTAGATTTATCCATTATACATAAATTAAATTACTAGTATTTTTTCTACTTCCGTTTAGCCAACATTTTAAAGTGCTATATTTTATATTTAAAAACTCAGCTGCTTCTTTTGCGTTTTTATAATATATTCCGTTTTGAGTATCTAAAACTATTTTTGAATGAAATTCAGCTACGGCTATTCCTATATGAGGATCTCTTTTTCTACCTCTTAATTTATCTGCTATCCTATTTACAACTTCTCTATCTGTTACAAAACCTAATCTAGCTTTAGACATTTTTTCTTTAGATTCTTGAGAGTGTTTTTTACCGTACGCAGGGTTTTTATCTCCTTTAATACCATACATATGATGATTTACTCCTGATTTAGATTTAGATAATTTTTCTCTTGATTCTTTAGTCCATACTTTTTTTCTAGAATTTTCTGCTATCTTTAGCCTTGTAGACAAACAAGGATTCAAGCTTCCATCACCTCCATCTGTCATATTAACTAAAGTGCCATTATTTAAATTTTTTCTTCCGTATAATTTTATAAATTCCTTTTCCTTTTCTTTAGCTTTTTCCCAAGATAAATTATCAAATATTATTTCTACTTCGTATTCGCTTTTTTTAACTATTTTATTCCAAAAAACAGATCTTCTCTTGCCTGATTCATAAGGTCTATTTTTTTGTTTTGCAATTCCTATATAAAACACTTCGTTTTTATCTAACCTAACATGTCTATAAACAATACAGTTATTTTCTTCATTTGTCGTCATAACTTAATTTTAATGTTGCTAGTAAACATCCTGTACATCTTCTCGTCGTTTAT